CCCATTGACTTTACGGTATTTCGAACGGTATCGCCGCCAAAATGGACTCGATACCGTATGCTCACTGAAGTGGCGCTCAAAAAACTGAAGCCGATGAGCAAGCCCTACAAGCGGGCTGATTCGGAAGGTCTCTACGTCCTGGTTAAGCCCAGCGGGTCTATTCTCTGGCGGTTCGACTACAGCTTTCGGAAAAAGCGCAAGACCCTGAGCTTCGGCGCCTACCCGGATGTGACACTGAGTGTTGCACGGAAGCGCCGTGACGCGGCCAAGGAGCAACTCACCCTTGGCGGAGATCCTGGGGCGCGCGACAAGCCGATCAGCGAAACCACGTCACCGTCGTTCGAAGAGGTCGGTAAATTATGGTTCGCTGCCCGTAGCAATGGGTGGTCACCAGCGCACGCGGTTCGCATCAGCAACCGGATAGAGGGTGATGTCTATCCAGAGTTGGGCAGGCTCGCGATCGATACGATTACCCCGAAGATGGTTCTTGATACGATCAGGAAGATCGAGGATCGCGGCGCGATCGAACTCGCGAAACGTATCAAGAACTATTGCGGTGAGATTTTCCGTTTTGCGATCCCAGAGGGCTGGGTTGAGCGTGATCCAACGGCTGATATTCGAGACGCGTTGAAACCACCCAAGCGAAAGAAGCGGCGGGCGTTTCTCAAATTGAGCGAGATGGGGGAGTTCCGCCGAAGGTTGACCGCTGATCAGAGCTTGGATGCGTCGACCAAGGATGCCCTGGAGCTGACGGTGCTGACGGTGCTGCGCAGCATGGAGATCAGGTTCGCCACAAAACGAGAATTCGAGGGTTTGGGTGGCCCCGATGCACTTTGGCGGATTCCCCCTGCTCGGATGAAGATCAAGAACCGGCCCGCCGAACACCTCGTGCCGCTTTCCAGGCAGGCACAGAATCTCGTGATCAGATTGATCGACCGTGCCAAGGGTGATCTCATCCTTCCCGGCGAGGCGGTCGCCGGCGTGCTGTCCGAGAACACGATGCTCTTCGCACTGTACCGGCTCGGTTATCGCTCGCGTGCCACCGTGCATGGTTTCCGCTCGACGTTCAGCACAGCTGCCAATGAGGCTTACGACGATGGACGCCGACTATGGCATCCGGACGCCATCGAGCGCCAGCTTGCCCATGTCGAGGAGAACGAAGTTCGCGGCTCATACAACGCTGCCGAATATCTCCCGGAGCGCCGTCGAATGATGCAGTGGTGGGCCGACCTCGTATGGCCAGACGATCCCTTCCTCGACATGCTAGGTTGACTTTCAACTTTTTGGTGATAGTTGTTCCCTATCGGTGCCTGTGGGGATCAGCAGTGTCGGATTATATAGAATTCTGGCGGCTCAAGAAGGTCGAGGCCGTTACCGGCTGGAGCAAGTCTCATATCTACCGGAAGATCTCCGATGGGGAGTTTCCGGCTCCGGAGCGGTACCCGGACGGCAGCGGAACCTATTGGCCATCCGACAAAATACAGGAGTGGCAACGGCGTTGCCGAGAATTCAACGCGATAGCCGACGATTTCATGGGCGCACTCGGCTGACCTGGTGGCCCCCCGATGCTACCTATTCACGGAGAAATCTCCTGACACCGGGGGACCATGAGGTACGGGAATAGGGCGCCCGTTCTGTCGTATTTAGGTCGTTACCGGCATTGGTCAACGCCAAACTCGGTCAACAAAAACCCAGGATCGCATATCCACGATCCTGGGTTTACCTATTCACTTGGTTTTGTTGGATTAGTTGACCATCGCTGATCTCCAGGTTGGATTGCCATTCTGCATTCGATCGCAGACACCTAACCCATACCAATCCAAGGTTGAATATCAACCAAATAGTGAGTATTCTGCGATTTCGTGAGGACTTATGACAGATGACTTTGAGGCGATGCTTGGAAGTACCGCCGACAGCAGCCCGCCGCGGGGGTATACGGCGTCGGGCAAGAAGCTAGGCCGCCCCAGTCGGGAGGAGCGAGCGCGCCGCGCCACAGAGCGTGCCGATGATCTAAATCACCAGAATGAAATCCGGCTTGCAGGTTCGGGGCACACCAAGGTCAACGAAGACGAGTTCTTTCTACCGGTCAGCGTGAATTTCCTCGCGCGTGTTCTGCGCATGGACCCAATGACGGTGAAGGCCAGACTGCGTGCGCTCAAGCCCGTCGGAACAGTTGGCTCGGGACGCCACGTCTACTATTTCCACGACGCGCTACCATACCTGATCAAGCCGAAGATGACAGCTGACCAGTTCGCGAAGACGCTGAACAAGGCCGACCTACCTCCCGAGATCAATAAATCCTTCTGGGACAGCCAGCGCAGCCGCGTGAAGTATAAGATCGAGGCCCAGGAGGCATGGGAGACCGAGGACGTGCTGAAAGTCCTCGGCGACGTTGCCATGATGATCAAGGACAGCTTGGTCATGGTCGTCGAGGAACTGCGCAACCGCGCGAAACTGGACGAGCATCAAACCCGGATAGTCACCGAAACCATAGACGAAATCCGTACCGAGATGCGTGCGCAACTCGTCGATCTTCCGGCCAGGCGCGCAACCGGATCGATGTTCGCGAAGCCGCTGTTCGGAGTGTCCGGTTCGATCGACGGGCAGCCCGATGTCCCGGAAACGGGTTGGCTCGATGACGAGGACGATGAGTGAGCGACATGGTAGACTTCGTGTCGGCCGGCCTGCTTCGCGGGGGCAGACTCCGCATTGGTGCGGTGCCGGCTTTCCTGCCCAAGGGACATTTCCTGGCCCTGCGCGGTAGCCACATTGTCGCTTCCGGCCCGTGGCCGCCCCGTTTTCGGCTTGAGATCCTCAAACCTACGCGGGTTTATGTGCCGCCGCGGGTGTATCGCCAGATCAAGGAAGTCTATCGTTGAGCGCGCCAGCCAAGCGCCTCCTGGTCCGCGACCGGGCGCCGTCATACGCCACTCTCGAAGAGCTTGTTGCTGCCGCTACCGAGGCGATTAGTCCGCCCGAGCGTCTGACGGTCACAGAGGCCGCCCGCAAATATGTCAGGATCAAGGAGAAGAACTATAGTGGCCCTTGGTCGAGCGACAAGGCACCCTACGCCGTCGAGCCACAGGACGTGCTCACCAGCCTAGATTATCTGGGCATGGTACTGGTCGGTCCAGCTCGGATCGGCAAATCGCAGCTCTGGCTCAACTGGATGTCACACTCGGCGTTATGCGACCCCGCTGACATGATGCTGGTTCAGATGTCGCAGGCGCGAGCCCGCGAATTCTCACTGGCGGATCTGCGCAAGCACTTCCGTAACTCTACCGATGTTGCGGCCAAACTCGTGCCAGGTCGGGTCAACGACAATGTCTTCGACAAGACCTTTATCAGCGGGATGCGGGTCACCATCGTCCATCCATCAATCAACGAATTATCGGGCAAAACGGTCGGTCGAACCTGGACGATGGACTATGACCGCTTACCAACCAGCATCGATGGCGAGGGTGATGCCTGGACGCTCGTCGGCAAGCGCGGCGAGACCCTCGGGCGCTATGCGATGAACGTCGCCGAATCCTCGCCAGGTTTCGAAGTAACCGACGCTAAATGGATTCCGAGTTCTCCGCACGAGGCGCCCCCGTGCGAGGGTGTGCTGTCGATCTACAACACTGGCGACCGCCGGCGCTGGTACTGGCCATGCCTGCAGTGCTCGCACAAATTCGAACCAGACTTCCATCTGTTCGATCTTAAGGACTCCCATGATCCGCAGGAGGTGGCGGACGCCGTCACCTTGTCATGTCCATCGTGCGGCTACCCGCACACACCAGACATGCAGCACGAACTCAACCTGCGTGGCCGGTGGATCAAGGAAGGTGAGATTTGGCATCCGGACGGCTCGATCACGGGAACACCGCGCCGCTCGGAGACGGCATCATTCTGGATCAAGGGACCCGCTGCGGCATTCAATACGTGGCAGCGCCAGGTGCTTGCCTATCTGAATGCCAAGGCAGACTATGAGCGGACCGGGAGCGAAGAAAAGCTGAAGGCCGTCACCAATACCTCGCTCGGCCTCCCTTACACACCCAAGTCGCTGGAAGCAGGGCGCCTGCCCGAAGAGCTCAAGGCGCGCGCTCGGCCGTACAACGTCCGCGGCGAAGTGCCGCCCGGCGTACGGTTCCTGATCACCACCATCGACGTGCAGGCTGGCGGCAGACCGGCCTTCGTCATCCACACCTTCGGTATCGCGCCCGTGCAGATGGAGGGTGGAGCATGGTCGTTCGATGTCTATCACGTCGACATGTGGAAGATCACCAAGTCGCGCCGCCTCGACCAGGATGGCGAGCGTAAGCTCATAGATCCTGCCGCAAACCCCGAAGACTGGCACATATTGATCGACGAGGTGATCGAGCGCGAATACCCGCTCGGCGACGGTTCAGGCCGGGTAATGCGTGCTAAGCTCGTAGCCTGTGACTCGGGTGGTGCCAGCGCCAGTGCGACCGCGGTGCGCTTGAACCCGGCGCTCGAAGGACCCCGCGTATCGGTAACATCCAACGCCTATGAGTTCTGGCGCTATCTGCGATTGAGCGACCCCGAAGGCAGGAATTACCATCAGCGCTTCCACCTCCTGAAAGGTGCGCCCAGCCAGACGGCGCCCATGCTGCACGTCAGCTATCCGGATTCGCAACAAAAGGACAAATTCGCGATCGCCCGCGGCGATGTGCCGGTGTGGCTCATCAACTCGAATCCCGCCAAGGATCAGGTTTCGAATCTGCTCGGCCGATCGGAGCCAGGAGGTCAGATCCATTTTCCCATCTGGCATCACGAGGACGGCCGGCCCGAAGACATAAACTGGCTCTATACGCAGCTCACTGCCGAGAACCGCATCGCCGCGGGATGGAAGAACGCGGGACGCCGCAAGAATGAGGCGTTCGATCTGCTGTGCTACTGCGTCGCTTTCCTTTCCCATTCGAGCATCAAGATCGATCGATTGACCTGGACGACGCCTCAGCCATGGTATGCCGATTGGGATCATAATGATCATGTCTTCATACCCGGCGAGGGTCTGTCCGTCGCCGCAAAGCCGTCGATCACCTTGGCAGATCTCGGCGGAGTTCTAGGTTGAAGTTCAACACGCAGTTGTAAATTCACTGGCGTCGTGGTAAGTCTGCGCTCAACCGTCTCGCGTGGAGCGCACCCCCCATGGCCCTTGCTGTTTCCTTTTTCAAAGCGATCCAAAGTATCAGCGGAACATACGCTCAGGTACCGGCGGGCGAGCCTTTCGACGTGCAGAGTACATCGTCGATTACAGTGCCAGATGGCGCCGTGCTCATGCGGCTTAACCCCCAAGGCGGCGCGTACAACATCACTTGGCAAAACGGCAAAGTCGAATATTTCGACGGAACCGAATTCAGAGGCTGTACCCCAGGTCGCACGTTTACGGCGGCTGCGGCCTGATGTTCGGGACGCTTGGAGCCAGTGTAGCTGGCGGAACGTCGTTCAGGATCTCTCCGTCCAAGGTCACGCCGGGTTCAACGGGAGCCGTTGCGGCGCTAAAGGCGCGCCTGCTCGGCACGGTATCCTACTCGAAATTGTCCGGTGCAGCTTCGGTATCCGTTGCTTCTGACGGCACTGTATCGCTGTCATCCGGCCTTGCCGATGGTGCGACGGCGACGTTTGTGGCGCGT